TCTCTCTGCCTATCTTTGTAAATATCTTAGCTCTTGCAGCGTCTGCTCGCATTTTTGCTTTATGTGATTGGCATTGCAAAGATAATCAAATTTGTATTATTATAAACATTCATTTTAAAAGAGTATGAGCATGTTGAAAGAAAAAGTTACGGGGATGGCTACCGGATATACAGTAAATGCACCACAATGGGTGAATACGTCCACACAAGCACCAGAGTTCAAGTCCTTTTATAAGACCGTCTCCGGGAATGAAGGGAATAAATGCAATTACCCGACACGTTTAGACCTCTACGGCTGTGGATGCTTTCACGACTGTTCTTATTGTTATGCAAAGTCGCTTCTTAATTTCAGGGGACTATGGCATCCAGATAATCCGTCCGTTTCCCGGACGGACAAAGTGGAGAGGAAGATCTGCAAATTAGAGCGGGGAACAGTTGTGCGTTTGGGTGGAATGACTGACTGTTTCCAACCTTGTGAGGCTGTTTACAGGGAAACCTATAAAGCAATTCAGAACCTGAACCGACAAGGGGTACACTACCTTATCGTGACAAAGTCCTCAATGGTGGCAGATGACAGATATATCCGGTTGATGGATAGAAAACTGGCACATATACAAATATCTGTGACTTCTACGGATGACACACTTTCACGTACATTTGAAAAGGCATGTCTGCCATCCGCACGGATTAAAGCTATTGAGAAGCTGCAGGAACAAGGGTTTGATGTGGCTGTCAGATTATCCCCATTTATCCCGCAATTTATTGATTTTAGGGTTCTGAACAGTATCAAATGTGATAAAATTCTGGTGGAATTTTTACGGATAAACACGTGGGTGAAGCAATGGTTGGATATTGACTATTCCGAATACACCCTGAAGCATGCAGGGTACAATCATCTGCAGCTGGAGCGAAAAATCGAATATCTAAATAAGATTTCAGGGTTCAGGGAGATTTCGGTTTGTGAGGATGTGGACAGTCATTTTCAGTATTGGAAAGAGAATGTAAACTGCAGTCCGGATGATTGCTGTAATTTGAGAATATAAAATTAAGCCGCGCAGGAAAAAATCTTTGCGCGGCTTTTTTCGGGCAGACAATCATTTGTAGAATATGTATTTTTCTTCGCAATAAATGCAATGATTTTCTTTGCAATACTTCTCAACTGCCTTGCGCGTTTTAAAGTCTTTTACTTTTCCGTCTTTCGATTGAATATGTCCCACATTAAAGTCTTCATCTATCTTTAGGGGGACAAACCTTGTTTGGGTATTAAATCGTTTCATGTTTCCAGTTATTCTTTTTCCATTAATCTTAAAATTCTGTTGAACTCATCACGGCTCATATTGGTAGGTACAAAAGATGCTTTTACCTCTTCAAACGGACGAAGAGAATGTTTTAATGTCTCTTGAGCTTCCTCCCTTGCCTTTTGGGCACACATTTCAATATATTCTTCATCTGTCATATTGTAATCACTAACAGTATCTATCACCGTTGAGAATCGGCATAAAAGCCCATTTTTCTGTCTTGATATAAAGCTCATCTATTTTGATTTACTTGAAATTACCACTCTACTTTATATACGCCATTCCAATTCTCATCTATAGAGAAACGTATTTTATATCCGACTTTCATTAGTATATGTCGTACATACGAAGACAGATTTATGAATGTGTATGAATGTTCTCCACGTTTTTTCGCCTCTTCGATTATTGCTACTACTTCTGCTATATATAACATTCTATTCCTTTCTGATTTGGTTTGAGGGTTATTCAGTAGCCTTTTTGATAGCATTACATAATACATCATAGGCAGGTTCTTCTACGCAGACATATTTTAGTGCTTCTTGGCACGCTTTTAATAATTCAGGAGCAGCCGCTATTAACTTGGCTCTCTCTCGTTGCTTTTTCGTTCCATTCGCATGTCCCCCCAATGGAAAAGCTACAATAGCCAAAGGGAACTCAATAGATGTATCTTCTTTTATAAAGATTGCACCATCAGGAAAGTCGGGAGTAATTGTTTCAACCGTTTTCCATTTTATCAAAATTTCTTTTTTACTCATAATTGATTTTATTATACGTTATTCAAATTCATCAAGTTCGTAAGAATCCTCGACGATTTCTTCTACTTCTTCTAAAAAGTAAAGTTGTGTCTTGTTATTGAAACTGGTGCGTAGCTGTTCTGCTAAATACAGATATCCGGCTCTCCATGCTTCTTCCGCTTCTTTTGAACCTTTATTCAATTTTGCAACCTTTTCCTTTGACAATGCAATGAATTTTTCTTGTGTCATACTTTAGTTCCTTTCTAATTTGTTATACGTTAATTATTACACATTCTAATCAAGCATCATATCAAACACCAATGTCTTCATATTTCGACTTTTGTATAATTACTAAAATCACAATAAAGATACTCCCACCAATCGCCATAACGGTATTTATCATTCAAATACCTACAACGAGTATTCCAAGTGTTTTTCTGCCAGACTTCATACAACACACCTTTATGGATGAAAGTATCACCTTCTTTCAGAGTTGAAACATCTATCTTACTCATATCTCTATCAAATATTATCAAAAGCCGATCTTTCCCGGCTGTTATCCCTTTATTTTAAAACTCCACAATAAGCCAAAACCGATAAGGAGGTAAATATACCTATTACTGATACTAAATATAGAATCAGTAGATCCTCTAAGCTATTATCTTTTTTCATATCCAATTTAATCTTCTACTATTTTATCATCTGTTAGCAAACGTTTCATTGCCCGGTCTCTTTCCGCTTTTGAAGGATAATTGTCCCCATACCTTTTCCAACTATCCGGATTTATATCGCTTTTAAAAGTGATATGCGGCTGGGGGTAATCATGGCGAAGCAGGATTGTATAGCCGGCTTTGCACAGTTTTCTTTGATCTTTTGCATTCATCTTTTTGCTAATTAGAATTAAACTTGATTCTGGCATAACGATAGAATCGTATATAACCAAACTGGTAGGAAGGGTGCTCCGTATTATCCGATATGGTAATTTGTACATTATAACCTTTTATTCGTAAGAAACGGGCAGCAATTTCCTCAATAGTGTATGTTTTTATATATATATCCCAATCACTAACGACCAATATCGTTTTCACATTCCCACTTTTCAGAATCCTTTTAAAATTTCTGATAGTGCGTATTATCTCCTTCTTCTTGTTCATACTTTAGTTTTATCCTCTTTTAAAATAGTTTTATAGGCTTCTTCCATCCGTTCAATCTCCTCCACACATGCCAGCCATCCGGGAAAACCTCCGATGTTTTTGTCATCGATATAGCAATGGGCATATATCTTTTTCCCGCCTTCTCCATATTTAGCGATATTTTCAGGATCATGGTCATTCACACGGTCGAATGGTATTTTGCGTTCCAACAGCCAGTTGATGGCATTCAATAACTGATCACCAGTACGGCATGTCCAAATAATGATTTTATGTCCTTCATCATGTAGTTTCCGAAGCGATTCGCCAGCGTATGGCTGCTCTCCGTCAATAGCCGGGAATTTCCCCCGGCTAATGGTTCCGTCAAAGTCAACTGCTATGATCATAATCTACAGAATGAAGGTTCAATACGACGCCATACTCCGTTTTCATCACGCTTATGGAAATAGTAATTAGTTGCGGTTTTATATACCACATTGCTTTCTTTGAACAACTGCATGATAGCCGCATATTCTTCATCAAAACGTGACTCCAATTCATACAACTTGCTTATAGACTTATAGTCCAAATCTCCCTGACGGTTACGTTCGAGAAGCGTCATCGCCATTTGATACATCGGATCATCGACTCCTTTTTCCGAATGGGCTATATAATTCTTCAGGTAGTCAATCAGCCTTTCGGCAGCGAGATCGGCACGTTCATCAAAACTTTTCACCTTGTTGCTTTTTACCTCCAGTTTGAAGTTCCCGTCTACTACTGAAAAAGTGGCGGTTTCTTCACCCTGACGCATACGGAGCTGACCGTATTCACGCATCACGTTACGGAAAGCCTTGCTTTCACCTACAATCCAATCATAAAAGCCCTGAACGTCATTCACTACTGGCATGAGTTTACTTTCCACATCGAACATGAACTGATGTCTCAACGCTTCGTAGGTTTCCTTCCGCCGGATGGACTCTGTTTTTTCTTCTTCTTTAAGTTTACGCAACAATTCAGCCTTTTCTTCTTTTGACAATTTACTAATATCCATACTATTAAATTTTTAAATGATTAATTACAATTTGATTTTATATACTTCTTTCAGTTCCCGTTCCTTGTTTTCCGCTTCGATATAAAGCGATGACCTTTGGTCTACCAACTTCGCAAACTCGTTACGATCCATATTTCCGGCATACAATTTCTCGTGTATGGCATCCAGTTCACCGGGAATCTTGTCAAGCCGATCCAGTAATTCATTAATCCGGTTTATCCGGTGTTGTTCCGCACTAATACCCGCCATCTTCTTTCTTCTTTAATATTGATTCCAGCTTCGGTATCAACAGGAGAAGTTCTTCCCCGTCCAGTTCGCGGAACTTCTTTCCTGCTATCCGGGTATCAAGGCAAAACGCATTCACCGCTCCCCAGTCCGTTGTGTCGATTCCGATCCGTTGCACTCTCTTCAGGACAGCCGATCTGCGTCTCCTTATTTCCCGTTCGGTGATGGTTAGATCCCGGTTTTCTTTTTTCGTACCGTTCAAATAGCCGCAGAGATACATTGCCTCGCTGTATGTCAACTCTTTTGTGGTATTTGTCCGTCCGTCTGTCAGGTCTAGCAGGATAGCCCGCTTTTGTTCGTCATCAATGCCTTGTGCGCTGTATATGATATGCAGGCGTTTGATAAGGCTCTTACTGATAGGTTTCTTCGTCTTCTGTTCCATCATTATCGCTTTTTATATTTTCAATCCAATGTTTTTGATACCCTTCCGCCCATACTATATAATATCCGCGTGAACCTCCTTTGCCACGTCCGATAAATGTTGCCTTGAAATGTTCCACGTAGATTCTTTTAAAGCTGTCACGTTTCACGTCATAGGCTGTTTTTCCTTCCACCTCGCGTCCGTCCACATGAGAGATGAAGACAAATATCTTTCGCGGATACTTCTTGCGCAGGCGGATTATTTCGGGGGCTTTCGCTCCCCCTTGCTGCTCGAAGTATTGTATGGAGTCTATCATTATCACGTCCGGGCTGCGTTGCTTTGACAGGTATTCGTCCAGTTCTGTGATGGTGGCTTCATCCGAATAGATTATATTATTCGTTTTACTATGAATGCCGACACTAAGAACGGAATTCACGAAGTCGTCGCACGCGCCCATTTCAAGTGTTAAATAAAGAACCCGAAGCCCCATTTCATCAAATTTGCGTGCCAGCTGCAGAGCGAAAGAACTTTTTCCTTGTCCCGACTTTCCGTAAATGATCCAGCAACCGGACTTTTCCGGACGACCGAATGCCAGATACCATTCACCGTCAAAATCAATATATTCATGTCGGATGTCTTCTAGGTTCTTCTGACTCCAAACTTTCATGCCAGTTCTCCACGCTCGATTTGTTGTTTGATTATACGGTCTTCGATCATGCCGGACAGTTCACGCAAATCATCGGTAAACCAAACATATTTTCCCGGCACAGGCTCTTTTTTCTCTTTATTCAACTTTCCCCAAATGTTTTCCTGTTCCTCCGTATCATTGATCCCGTTTGCCGCGCAAATGGCTTTGACATCCTTCTTTGTGGCTCCCAGCAATGCGATGTAGTTCCGACAAAATCTGCCGTCTATTTCGTCGTATCCTTCTACACGACCGACATAACGCTTTATATTGCGTTCCAGCGTCTCCGTTCCGGCTACGATAGCCCCCAAACGGTGTAAAGTATCGTCATATAGAGGTATCAAGGTACAAAGGGCACTGTGCGCCAGTTTTCCGGCATCATCAAGGATTAACAAAGGGGATTTTCCAGCCATGCGGTTTATGTGTGAAACAACCAAGTCCATAAGGTCATCGTTATCCATATAGCGCGTTACCGTTTCCCCCATGCATGTGGCTAACTTGGTCAGGAATTTACGTGCCGTCCACTTCCGGCATTTCAGATATATGACTGAATTATCGGCACTCATGTTATAAAGGTCTATGAGGGATTGAGTCTTCCCACTGCCGGATCGGGAAGATATACACATCCATTTGTGATTCCGTTTGGCTGCCACGAACGCGGTGCGTACCTGCTGGTAACTGGTGACGCTTTCCACTACATTCCAGGCGTTTTCGTAGTAATTAAGACCGGAAGCGATCTTTTCAGCGATAGAGTCTTCGTTAGCTCCATACTTGCCGCTTCTGAATTGGGACATGGCGGTATCCGATATTCCACACTTCCGTGCCAACTCCGTTGCAGATGAACCACGATTGATTAACTTCTCTATGTACGTTTTTAATGCTTGATTATCCATGTTGTATATCTTTTAAATTGTTTTTAAATCATCTTGAAAAATTCATATCCAGCGGGTTGTAGTCGTAATCTTCATCGTCCGTTCCGGTAGAAGCCATTGCTACACTTTGCCGGGTGATATGTTGGGTCACTTCCATGAAATCCGCATCCGTGGCGTCATCCCTCATTTTTGACCGGACATCCTTGTGCTGTCCCAAGCTGTCAGTTATCAGATAGCGGTCAAGAACCGTTCCTGCAGCTATTTCGGGGATACGTTGGCAAATGGTGGTGATTCTCCTGTCTACCTCTTTCACTTTCTCCTTCACCGTTTCCACCATTTCAGTGTTGAACCTGTCGACACGTGCCCGGTATTCAAAATGTTCCGGTTTCTGATCAGCCAAAGCCATCGGAACTTTGATATCACGTTGCAGTACGTATTGCAATGTCCCGATCTCTTTGTCAACACGACCGGACTTCAGGCGTTTTGCGTTCGATACAAGCACCTGACTCATATCGTCCGGGTCAAAGCGTACTATCCAGTCTTCGTTGTAATGGTCGCGGAGAGAAAGGTCGAAGCTGTCGAAGCAGATTCGTTCGCCCATGAATTCGATAAACAGCCCCGAACCTGTGATCTTATTTGTGCGTCCGGTGGTTTCCCCCATGAGCATCAGATATTCTTCAATCCCGAAAGGCATTTTACGGGCTTCTTCAGTACGTTCCCATGCAGCGCGGTAAGCATCTATCTTCTTTGCCCGTTCCTGTGCTATAATAGCCTCTAATTGCGCAATAACGGTGGCTTCATCCGGGATGAACTTGTGATTTTGGTTTAAGACTTCCAAATTAGGCTGGTTATCTTTGTCGGCAGTGATACCGAAGCCTGACCAGTTCGCCTGTTTTTGGCAGTATTCCACGTTCAGCCGTTTGAAATAGGGTTCTACAATTTTGGACTTTGCATTTCCCAAAGCGGCTGGTGTATAGTACTTGGTCATGGCTTCATAGAAGGGAACCATCACCTTCTTTTGATAATTGTCGCTTTGTAGCTGTAAAGGCTTATAGCGTTCCCCAAATAGCTCTTTGGTATGTTGTACCGCATTTCGTAATGCTTCACGAATAAGAGCGGGTGATTCATGGTCGCCAATGGCATACCCTACCGGATATTTTTCACATGCGTCAAGTACGACTACCATCGTTTTCCGGTTGGTATAAGTGG